TGGTGGCGCTCCTTTGCTTTGATCTATACTTAGTATAGCACAGTTCTATACACAAGTCAAGGGGCAAAAATGGCGACATTTTGGGAGAAACTACAGCGGGCGGCCAAGGCGGCCGCGGCGGCCTGGCAGGGCACGACGCCGGGGGTGGGGGAGGCCCGGGCCAAGGATCTCGCCTTCATCGACGCGCTGACGCCGGCCCAGCGGGAGCGCCTTAAGAAGTACGACCTGCTGTGGGACTACTACCTGGGCAAGCAGAAAAAGCAGCTCAAGGTCGCCACCGGCCAGGCCGACGACAATGTGATCATCAACCACTCACGGCGCATCGTCAACCTGTCGTCGTTCTTCCTGTTCGGCAAGGAGGTGCGCTGGGAGCTGACCGAGGGCAAGCGCACGGCTGACGAGAAAAAGCTCGACGAGATCTGGGGGCGCTCGACCGAGCAGCGCATGGCGCTGCTGTCGGACGTGGCGATCAACGGCGGGGTGTGCGGGACGGCTTTCCTGCAGCTGCTGCCGCCCGACGACCGGCACGACATGCCGCGCATCGTCAACCTCAACCCGGCGCTGGTGTTTCCGCAGTGGAATCCTGACGACCTGGCCGACGTGTGGGTCTACGAGCTGCGCTGGCGTTCGGACGACAAGATCAAGCGCGATATCTACACGCTGACCGAGTCCGGCGGCTGGGAGATCTGGCATGAGGAGCTGGTCGGCCCGCGCTGGGCCGAAAGCCGGCCCAAAGAAACGTGGCCCTGGCAGTGGGCGCCCATCGTGCATGCCAAGAACCTGCCGCTGCCCAACGAGTTCTGGGGCCTGTCGGATCTCGAGGACGCAGACCTGAACGATGCGGTCAACTTCATCGCCTCCAACACGAACCGGATCCTGCGCCTGTTTGCCCACCCGCAGTTGTGGGGCTACGGCTTCGGCGAGGGCAACATTGCGGCCGATCCGGGCAAGATCATCATGGCCCGCAACCCGCAGGCTAACCTGCAAATGCTGCAGATGGCCGGCTCGATGGGCGCCTCGGACACCTACCTACACGCCCTGACCGAGTGGTTCTATTCGACGGCGCAGTCGATCGAGCTCAACCCGCAGACGGCCAGCCTGGGGGCGCAATCGGGCTTTGCGCTGCGGGTGCTGCACCAACCGCTGCTGCAGACCACCGAGACCAAGCGCCAGCACTACGGCGCCATGATCATCGAGGCCAACCGCCGATTATTGGATATGCTGGGCCGGGGCGACGACAAACTGACCACCCTGCATTGGCAGGATCCGTTGCCCCTGGACGAGGGTTCGCAGACGGCCTGGGACAAGTTCGAGCTGGAGATGGGCCTGGCGTCCAAGGAGACCGTGGCCACCCGGCGCGGACTGGATTGGGAGCAGGAACAGGAACGGCTCGCCAAAGAAAAAGAGGCGGCGCTGGCCGAGCAGCAGGCGCAGTCGAACGTCGGGGCCGAGTTGCTCAAGGCGTTCGAGCGGGGCGCTATGCCATCGCCCAAAACGCTCCAAAATGGCGCGCAGCCTGTTCCGAAAATGCCCGCTGGCGGGCCGCAGCCGGTGAAGTAGTATGGTTTACCGTGTAGGGCGTGAAAATCGCTCCTGTGGCGAATTATGGCCATAAATGCCCCTGTCGCCGAGCTGGCCGAGCAATACCGCCGGGCGCTGCTCAAGCGGGACATTGCGGCGGCCACCGCGCTACTGCAAGCCTACGGCCGGGCCTGGAACCGGCTCAACACACTGCAGGAGGCGCTCGTCGCCGAGCTGGCGGCCAAGCGGCTGGCCGGCACCGAAATTACCGCCGGCCTGGTGCGGCGCAGCGAACGCTACCAGGCGCTCATGACCCAACTGCAGGACGAGCTGCGGCGCCTGCTGCCCTACACCGAAGAGACGATCCGGGCCGGCCAGGCCGGCCTGATCGAATCTGCGCTCGACGAGACGGCGGCGCTGGCCCAGGCGGGGCTGCCCGGCACGCCCGAAACCCGGGCCGCGCTAATGACGGCCTGGAACCGCCTGCCCACCGATGCGGCCGAGAGCCTCGTCGGGGTGCTGCAGGACGGCTCCCCGCTGTACCAGCTGCTGGCGCAATTGGGCGAGCCGACCGTCCAAGGCATCGGCGAGGCGCTCGTCAACGGCATCGTGCTCGGTTGGAATCCCAAGCGCATCGCCGGCGAGTTGCGCGATGTGTTTGGCCTCACCACCACCCGGGCGCTGCGCATCGCCCGCACCGAGATGCTGCGCTCCTACCGCACCGCCAGCATCATGAGCTACCAAGCGAATCCGCAGATCGTCAAGGGCTGGCAGTGGTCGGCATCCAAGAGCCTGCGCACCTGCTTTCCTGCTGGAACGATGATAACGACGGAGAGCGGACCTAAGCCTATCGAAACGGTGACTGTTGGAGAACGCGTGCTTACGCATGCTGGACTTTGGCGGCCTGTTACAGAAAGGATGGCCTTCGACTACGCAGGCAAGATGATGGAATTGGGCACCGGCTCAGGGAATCGGCTCGTTGCTACTGCCGACCATCCCGTTTTGATCCGCAGGCAGGGCAATTACTACTGGATGGCGGCACAATTCTGTCAACCTGGCGATGAGCTTTGGAGATGCGTGAATGGCGAGGTCGATCAGTTCGCACATGATCGCGTCAGGTTCGCCGTAGAAGGGCAGGTCGGGCAAGCGGACAACCCGATATCCAGCCTTAGTCAACCGGGCGACCTTGCGCTGGTCGGTATCGGCGCGCCGATGCCAGTAGGTGCCGTCAATCTCAAGCGCAGTGTTGATCTCGGGGAGGTAGAAGTCGACCGGGTAACGGTCGATGGCGGATTCCTGTTCAAAGGCTACACGGAGGCGCTCGAGGCACAAGCGCACGTTGCGTTCCGGGGTGGTCTCTCCGCCGAACCGCCGGTAGCAATGAACCGAGCAAAACTGTTGGTGGGCCATCGCTGGCACGACACGAAACTCTTTGCCACACGTTTTGCAGGTGTTGATCTGAGGCGGGCGGCGGCAGGCTTCCGAGCAATGTCGTCTGCCGTCGTAAGTCTTGCGAAAGGGCTTACCGCATCGCTCACAAGCTATGTACTCGGGCTGACGGTGACACGCTTCGCTGCAATAGATTTGATTCTTCTCCCGCAAGGTTGTGAACGTCTTACCGCAAGTCGGGCAAACCTTGTCGATCCGTACTCCCAGGCCGCGGCAGGCCCGCGAGCAGTAAATCTGTTCTTTGCGCCTCTGGCCGACGTGAAACGTCTTGCCGCAAGTCGGGCAGATTTTGTCGATCCCGACCTTGCCGCGGGTGGGGGTGATTCGCTGATAGGCGAACCGGCAGCCGGCCGAGCAGAATTTGCGCCCGCGTTTGGCATGGCTGGGAGGTTGATAAAAGACCTTCCCACATTGGATGCAAGTCACGGCGACTTGGCTCTTGAGATGAACGGCCTTCGTTTTCATGGTGACATTATAACATATGTCAACCATAACAAGCAAACCATAACGGTGTTCAATATCGAAGTCGCAGAAGATCATTCATACGTGGCAGACGGCTTCGTGGTTCACAACTGTATCGCCTGCCTCTGGAACGACGGCAAGGTGTTCACCGCCCAGGAGTTCTTCCCGGCGCACGTCAACTGCCGCTGCTCGCCGGTGCCGGTCACCGTTTCCTGGCGGGAGCTGGGCGTCGATATCCCCGAGCAGGAACGCCCGCCCACGGGGCAGGAGTGGTTTCTCGGTCTGGAACCGGGCCAGCAGGAGGAGATCCTGGGCGGGGCGGTGTTCCGGGCCTGGCAGGCCGGCAAGATCACGCCGGAGCAGTTCTGGCATACCGACCACGACGAAACGTGGGGCGATGCCTACGTGGCCTCCAGCCTGCAGCACGTCCTGGGCGAAGGGGCGCAGGAGTTCTATCAATGATCCGACTCGCGGAACCGTGGCTGCCCGGCAACGAGCGGCTCTACGTGCTGCAGGCGCTGGATAACCGGCAGCTATCGGCCGGCCCGTTCGTATCCCGCTTCGAGGCGGCTTTCGCCGAGCAGATGGGGGCGCGCTACGGCGTGGCCACCTCGTCCGGCACGACCGCCCTGCACCTGATCCTGGCGGCGCTGGGCGTCGGCCCGGGCGACGAGGTGATCGTGCCGGCGCTGACGTTCGTGGCGACGGCAAACGCGGTGCGCTATACCGGCGCCGAGGTGGTGCTCGCCGACGTCAACCCGCTGACGTGGTGCCTGACCGCCCAGGAGGCGCTGCACCGCATCACCCCGCGCACGAAGGCGATCGTGGCGGTGCATCTCTACGGCCACCCGGCCGACATGACCATGCTGCGCAAGCTGTGCGAGGCCAAGGGCCTGTATCTGATCGAGGATGCGGCCGAAGCGCCGGGCGCCACCTGCGACGGTCTACCTGTCGGTTCGCTCGGTCGGGCGGCGGCCTTCTCTTTTTACGGCAACAAGATCATCACCACGGGCGAGGGCGGCATGGTGACGACCAACGACGCGGCGCTGGCCGAGCGCCTGCGCCTGCTGCGGGGCCAGGGGCAGGATCCCGCCCGGCGCTACTGGCACACGGTGCTGGGCTTCAACTATCGCATGGCCGAGCTGCAGGGCGCGGTCGGACTCGGCCAAACCGAGGAATTTCCCAATCACCTGGCGGCCCGCCGGCGCATCGCCAGGCAGTATCGCATGTTTGGGCCAAATTTCGAGTGGCAGGTCGACGCCAATTGGGCCAAGCCGGCCTACTGGATGAACGCATTGTTGCTGCCGGCCGGCCTCGAACGCCATAAGGTGATGCACCAGCTCGCCGAGCGAGGCATCGAAACAAGGCCCGCCTTCTACCCGCTGGCAGTCATGCCGCCCTACGCCTATCTGGCGCCACACGGTCCCTGGCCCGTGGCCGAGGATATCGCCCGGCGGGGGCTTTGCCTGCCGACCCATGCCGGGCTGACGTCCGACGACGTGGCCACGGTCTGTGCGGCCCTGACCACCATCTACACCGAGAGGGGCTATGCCTGAATCCGTCGAGATCAAAACCATCGGTCAGCTGATCGACGATCTGACCATCGCCAACCTGAAGATCTGGCACCTGGTCGAGCGCAGTCGGGCCGGGCAGCGCACGCCTGAGCTGCTGGCGGACATCGACCACTGGAACGACACCCGCACCGAGCTGATCCGGGCCATCGATCGGCGGCTGGGTGGCCGGGACATCGGGGGGAAGGTCTACAATGCTCCCTGAGATGGAGCGTTTTCTCGTTGATGCCGAGAACGTCTTTCGGGGGCTGCGGCTGCCCAAAGTCGAGCACCTGGTGCTGGATTGGGCCGGCATCGGGGATGCGGTGCACGCCCGGTTGATCGCCCAGCACGTTGCCCGGCAAGGCGCCACCGCCTGGATCACCAACCCGCTGGTGGCGGGCCTGTACCGGGATGATCCGCTGCCGGTGCTGCCCGGTGTGGCCTCGCCGTGGCGGGATCCAATGGACAAAAACCTGCGCCAGATGGCGCCGGCCATGACCGCCCTCGCCGAGCGTATCTTCGGCCAGCCGGTGCTGGACGTCTCGGCCGGCGTGACTAAGTTCTTCCCAGCCTGGCTGAAGCAGCCAACTAACTATGCTGACCTGTTCTTTACCGGGGCCGGCGTCGTGCGGGATATGGCGCTCCGGCACACGCTGGTGCATCACGGCAAACCGTTATCCGGGCACTACGTGGTGATTGAAACTACATCGCGGTCACACGGGCGTATTGGCGGGGGCTACTATGCCGGCCTGATCCAGAAACTAAATGCTCGCGGCGTGGCGGCCCTGAATATCGGTGGGCTGGTCGACGAGCTGGCAGTCGGTTCGCTGGACTACCGGGGCCGCGATCTGTACGACACCTTCAGCCTGATTAAGGGGGCGCGGGCGTTTGTCGGGCGGGCCTCGGGCTGCCAGTCGCTGGTCTATTTTCTGCCGGACATGCCACTGTTCGAGGTCGACGTGCCGGAGTGGGGCAGCGCCCGCGTCTGCAACTACCATCAGGCGACCAGCATCGGCAAACACGAGCTGGACCGGCTCGCCGAGGTGATCCGGTGACCGTCGTCATGTGCAGCATGTGGCGCAACGACGCCGGCCGGGATCTGCGCCGGCGCGCCGAACACCTCCTGAGCAAACGCGGCCCGGGCCTGCGCTGGGTCTGGGTCGTGGGCGATTCCGAAGATGCAACCCATACCAGGCTGCAGGAGTACATTGATGAAATCAAACCGCCGGGCCGGGTCGACCTGATCGTGGGCCACACGCACATTCCCGGCGACAACTACTCGGCCCGGCTGCGGCGTCTCGGCGCCACGGCCAACTTCTGGCTTGCCGAGGTGCAGCCGGCCGACGAGTACGTGCTGATCCACGAATCGGACATCATCAGCCCGCCCGACATCGTCGAGCGCTTCCTGGCCCATGCGGCGGCGGGGCGCTGTCCCATTGCCGGCTGGCCGGTGCTGCCGCTGGGGCCGAACGGCGAGACGGTGTTTTACGATATCTGGGGTTATCGGAAGGACGGCGCGCTCTTCACGAACACCCCGCCTTATCATGCGTGCTACAGGCCGGACGAGCCATTCGAAGTGGACAGCGTTGGTTCAGTGTGGCTGTTTCATGCGGAGGACGTGCGGGCCGGCGTCTATTTTGATCAGAACGCCAGCGTTGGGCTGTGTGCCCAGCTGCGGGACCGGGGTCGGCGCATCTGGGTTGATCCGACTTTGACCGTCGTGCAGCCGCGGGAGCTCTGGACACCGCATTCGATGCATGACTGAAAGGAATCGTAAGTGAACGAAAGGTGGCCGGCGGTTGATATCTACGACATGGTGCTGATTCTCAGACCGGAGCAGGTGCAGATCGGAGCCGGGACGCGCATCGACTCATTCGTCAAGCTGGAGGGCGGCGGGGGCCTGCGCATCGGACGCTACGTGCATATCGCCTCGTTTGCCCACGTCAACATCGGGGGCGGGGTGGTGGTGATCGAGGACGGCGTGGCGATCTGCTCCGGCGCCAGGGTGCTGGGCGGCTCCAACCATCGGGACGGCCTGAGCATGTCGGCGGCTGCGCCAGAACACCTGCAGGTCAAGAGGCGCTCGACGACCTATATCAAGCGCCTGGCGTTTGTCGCCACGAATGCGGTGGTGCTG